CGTAATATCAGTGTTACTAAATAAGATTTTACCTACTACAGTTAGATCACCATTGAGCGTAGTGCTACCATCAATAATTGTATCGCCGACAGCATGCATGCCTTTTGCGACATAAGCACCGCCATCGATTATTATAGCATTATCTTCTGGAACGGCTAAATTTGACCCGGTGAATAGAACCTTTACTCCGCCAGTATTAGCCGAACCTATTTCAATATCACCAGTTGTGATAGTTGGTGCTAGTTTAAACTTGCCAGTAGTAATATTAGAAGTAATTGTAGCGATACCATCAGCAGTATTTCCGTTAATTGTAAGAATATTGTCATTGGCAACGCTACCAATTTTAATATTAGTTAGAACATTTGATCCAATGTTAATGTTTCCACTAGCTCCAAAAGCATTTACTGTTGTAGCTGTCGAGTTAAGAAGATTAAAGGTAGTCGCTCCAGTAGTAAGATCGCCTCCATCAACATTAAGATCGCCGTTAACATCTAGAGTGTTTTTGATGTTAGTAGTACCGGTAGTAGCACCAAGATTGAGTGCTGTTGCTGCTCCAAAGGCGTTTACTGTAGTAGCAACAGTGTTCCAAAGATCTTGTGTTACACCGGATCCAACGATTGTCGGATTCTTGATTGTAGCAGTACCGGTTGTCGCTCCTAGATTAAGAGCTGTTGCTCCTCCAAACGCATTTACTGTAGTTGCAGCGCCAAATGCATTCACTGTAGTTGAACCAGTATTCCAAAGCGCAACGGTTGCTGGGCCAATAATAGTTGATGAATTTAGCGTGGTGTTTCCACCAACAGATGACCCGATATTAACATTAGTGATCGACCCGCCCACACCATTTGTACCAACATTAATAGTTTTTGTCATTGCCGTTAACGTAGCACCGGTGCCAAGATTATAAGTTGAAGCCCCGGTTGAATTACCGCCAATTGTTATTGCTTGAGCAACAGTAACGCCTCCAAGATTAAGCGTTGTAGCAGCTCCTCCAGCATTTATTGTTGTAGCTGTTGAGTTGAGAAGATTGAAAGTAGTTGCTCCAGTAGTAAGATCACCACCATTAACATTAAGATCTCCATTAATATCTAGAGTGTTTTTGATGTTAGTAGTACCGGTAGTAGCACCAAGATTGAGTGCTGCAGCAGCTCCAAAGGCGTTTACTGTAGTAGCAACAGTATTCCAAAGATCTTGTGTTACACTAGATCCAACGATTGTCGGATTCTTGATTGTAGCAGTACCAGTAGTAGCACCAAGATTGAGTGCTGTGGCAGCTCCTCCAGCATTTATTGTTGTAGCTGTCGTATTAAGTAGATTGAAAGTAGTTGCTCCAGTAGTAAGATCACCACCATTTACTGCAACATCTCCTCCAAAAGTTCCATTATTTGATGCAATAAAATCTACTGCATTAACATCTTTCCATTTGATTGTGCTATTGCCAAGAGAATATAATGAGTCTGCCCCAGCAAATATTCCCGAAGTGTTAGCGCGCATTACTGTATTAGATATAGAGTTATTGCTAAATACTAAATTAAGATTTTGATATAAACCATTTGAACCAGTCACACGTAACGTTTTAGCAGCAGCACCAGTTAATCGAAATTCACCGAGTGATTCTATATTGTTGTCAGCGTATACAAACGTAGTATGTACATTGCCGTAAGGTTTAGCATTAGAACCAAGATCAATCGTATTAGCTGTTGGAAGAAGATCTGTTATCAAATACCCATTAACACTGATCGAATCTGCTATAGATGATCCTAAAATAACATTATTATTAAATTGTGCTTGTGTTCCCGTAAATAGAGCATTTGCGGTTGATGTTAAAATACCATCAACGTTTACTGCTGCATTAAAATCAGTTACCGAGTTAACGTTTAGAGCATCGGTTGAATTATAACCAATTGTAACTATATCTACGTTAGCGTTTAAAGTGGTCGCAGTAATAACTGAATTTGATGTAAGACCAAAAGTCGTGCCATTAATGTTAGTAGAAAATCCAGTTAATGAGGCTGGGGTTTTTACATAAAAGTTTCCAGCTTTAATTGTAGTATTTGCCGACGATATCGTAAATGTGCTAGATGTAGTGTTTGAATTAATACTAACGTTTCCGGTAAATACAGAATTATTTGCGTTAACATTAAAGTTGTTAGTGTTTGCACTAATTTGTACTAAACTAGAATCATTAAAAATCGTATTAGATGTTACATACATTGTAGCAGAAGCATTAACAGTACCTCCGCGAAGAGCAGTTGATGCTATTAACGTGTTTGCAGAAAATAACCCTTCAAGATGAGCATTGCCGGTAGTATATCCACCAATTCCAACATTTGGTTGTGGAAAACTAGTAGATGTTAAAACCACCGTGCCCATATCATATATAAGTTGATTAGTTGTATCTACCCATGACGCGAATGTATCAGTAGATTCAACGTTCGCCCCAGATAACAGATATACATGTGCTTTTGCCATTACTTGTTCATTCCTAATTTCTTAAAGGCTTGAGATAATTCAAGCATAGTTGCCATAATGTATTGCATGTCAGTCTCAAGTTTATTTATCTGCATCGCCTGTTTTCTTTTCATACGATGTTCATATAATGCTCTTGCATTAGTATTTATTAGAGCATGATTAGACGTATCTCGTACATAATCAGTTTCTTCAGTTTGAACTACATTCAATGTCATGATAGTGCTATAACCCTCAAATCTTTAAGTCTAGGAACTAGATTATGTCCATTTGCTAACATTACTATTTTAACAGCAAAGTACTTATAATTAGTATACAGTGCCCCAGTGTCATCTTTATAATTGATAACGCCGTTAACATCTAAAGCATTTCCGCCATTTGTTAAATCGTTACTAATACCTGGAGTAAGCCCATATTCATATTCACGATAATCATAGCGATTCACAGATGATGATGTTGAATTAGTTTCGGGCTTAATATACATTTTTGTCCAACCAATATTGCTAAAACGACGATTATCAGTTGCCGACTTGAACTTTGTGTAAATTCTAATATCAGTTCCAGTTGGCTTATAGGCACCAAGAATAATACGTATATCTTCAGCATCAAGTCCATCAGCAAGTTGAATAACTCGTGATACATATTTAGCTTCTGCTAATCCAATGTTTGTTGCTTCTGTTGGGTCTATATTATTTGTTGCGGCATTAACAATATACTCTCCTATCATAACAGTAGAAATTTCATGATCAATCATAGGCGAAGTATCAATAGTTGAAGTAGAAGTATTGTACAATCCAACAGTCAATTCAAAACTCCTTTGAATTGGGTTATTACTTTTACTTCTAATATAATAGGTAGTGTCTGTTAAAAAGTTTGTGCCATTGAAACTCAAATCTTTTGATACAAAGCCGGCACCATTATATAACTTTGATGCCGTAAGAGAAGTACGAGTTTTTGAAAAATTAGAACGATATATTGCTGGTTGAATATAACTAATTGGTAAATCATCAACTGTTAATATTGTTGCAAAAGCCCCGCTAACTTCACCTCTCACTACACTATTAGTGGTAAACACATGACCAGTTTTAGCTGTAGAGTTACTGAGAATCATTTTAGCTGGATCTCTAGTATTGATATAAGTAAGGCGACCAACTGGAGATGCATAATGTTTATTAGTCATATACATTGTATTTTGTGATGGAGTATATACTTGCATAAGCGTGTTGCTTGTAACATTCGATATTTGCAGTACTGTATATTTAACTCCGTCACTAACAACAATATAATCATTATAAGCATAATCTGCAGTAAATAGTGTTCCAACACCAGAAACAACATAGCTTCCCTTACTAATAGAAACAGTACCACCCGCATATGAAGTCTTGACTTCAAATACTTCTTCACCAGTTCTAAAGGTATTATTTATTTCAGTTATGGAAAAGAATTCATGATCAGCGTTAGCAAGAACAACTGAGCCAGTAGTTGCAGTAAACTTAGCAGAGTATATGTTAAACTTTAGATTTTCGTTTTGATACGGTATCCAAGCTTTATTATTCGTTGAAGTAAATATCATACCAGCATTAGTATCTTGTGTAATTGCTAGACCACTATCTACATCTGTTTCTCCAGTACGACTAATCCAAACTAAATAATCTGGATCGGCGCCATCTGGAATGACTGCAATTGCATATTCAGTATCTACTTTAAGTGCCACTGGTGCATCAAACGTAATTGTGGTAGGATTAATTGCGGTAGAACTAATTGTAGTAGTTGGAGCAATTACCTCACTAGCTTCTAGGTGAATCGATGAAAATGGAATTACCGCTCCTCCAGGATAACCATTAACAACCTCGCGTAATTCTACGGTTATACCATTTCCTGCACGACTTTTCTTAGCAAAATACAAATCAAGTTTAGTTACAAATATATTAGTATCTGATGAGGCGCTTTTTTCTATAGTAAACGTTTGTGCAAGCGGGTCATTATCATGTCTATCATGCCATCCTTCACCGTGAATATCACTATCAACAGATAGTGAGCTCAAGCTCACTGAGCTTGTGCCAGTAGTCGTAATTGTTCCAAATTGCGGAGGTCTAGTTGTAGTAGTGATACCAGATTGTGTAACCGAAAAATTATACCCGTTATAGCTTGCTTTAGCTGAAGATGTAGATGCATCTATTGAGCTTAAAGAATTTATGTCAAGCACCATTAGTTCTCGGTTACCAACATAAAAAGTACTTTCTGGAATCATAAATACTGCATTAAGTGTGCCATGAGCATCTGAAACCAAAATATTACTGCCATATGATGATGTACGAATTACTCTATTGTTTACAAAAGCGCCTGTTGCGACATGATCATCTACATTAACACCATCAAAGAAAAAATAGAATCGTGTGTTTGGTCTAAGTCCTATAATTCTAACTTTAATTGGCTTACTTCTTAAAAATTGATTAAAACTCACATCCCGAACAAAGTCCCCAACACTAGTCCGAACAGCTTGCCCTGCACTAGCAGTAAGTGCAATTTGAGTCGTGTTTGAAATGGTTGTTGTAGTTGTAGTAGTAGTTCGTCCATGAACTAACCGCGATATCTGTTGACTTATAGGCACACTAGTGATATTTGGCGGCATTACTTCGGCTAGTATATCCGTAAATTCTATAAATGGAGTAGCTAAGTCAATAGAGAAATTTATGTCTGGTGCATTAACAGTGTCTGGACCAGAATCATATTCAGGAGTAAGTTTCATTTTTCCAGTATAATTATAGAAGCTTGTGGTACAGTTCTTAACACTAGTAGCATATGGTTGAGATGTAGATGTAATTGCTTTATTAGTTTTAGCCAATGTAACAACTTGATCGTTAAAATTGGTTGTATTGGTAGTTCCTACAACTTTAAGCTCAAGTGGGTATTGACGAACTCTTGGGGTAATATTATTTGATGACTGTTCAATAGCTGCGGAAAATTCACCGCCATTTACATCAGCTAAGATCAGATTTTCAAAATTGTCTACGAAAATACCATTTTTGAATCTAGATAACCCATCAGAATCAGTAACGAGAAAATCTTTTGCTGAATTCTCAAGCGCGCTTAGTGATACATAGTATTCCATATTTTTGAGACGAGTATCTAAATCACCAATATCTTTCATGGTGTATCGTTTTGTTTGATTAGAAGATAATTGCACACCATAATCTGGTTTGTTAATACGGCTAGCCCGAGAAGTTGATAATGTTGGGAATGGAGGAATTACACATCGGGCTAAAAGCATTCCTTTAGTTGGTTCGGCAGGATAATTTGGATTTTTTGCTGGTGTACCCTGAATTAATTCGAAATTTCCTTTATTGTCGATAATGATGATGTCATTTCGACCAAGATAATACGTATAGGATGTTTCTATAGTTTTGTTTGGCGCTGGAAAAACTAGATTAGAGAAAGCGATTGTTGATACCGGGTTTAACGTTGCAGCAGCTGCAGTTTCGGCATATGCGGCACGAGCAGTAGCATATGGGCGAACGTCAATTACATCTCGTAAATAATATTTGTTACCATCACTAGCAACATACGTTGGAATGTTTTCGGTTCGAATTTTATCAGCAAGAAGAGGCACTGTTACATCATCTACTGGATAACTATTAACTATAAAGAAGTGCCCAACACCTCCAGTTTTTTCAAATACTTTCACTTTTACGATGATTTTATCGTTTGCATTGATCGTAATAGCTTTAGCTTTCTTAATAGATGACAGCCCATAATGCGTATCAAAAGCATTTTTACTTAGACTAAAATAAGAAGTATAGTTGTTTGTGCCAGAATTTGTTGTGGCATACCCTTCAAGAGTTGTATCTGGTGTAGTGCTCGGTGATTTCCAAACGCCAATTAATTGATACGCATCAGGAATACCTAATGAATATGCCCCTGTTATTCCGCCAACATTAGTATTAGCGTTGATTCGCACATAAATTGTTTTAAGAGTTTTAGTGCTTACTGAAGCTTGTCGTTTTTTAACATTCATATAACTGTTAACCCAAAGTGCTCCTCCTGGGTTTTTAGCTAAAGTTACGCTTAACTGTTGTCCGGTTGAATCCAGCGAAGCTGAATTGATGTGTATTGATTCACCGGAGGTAATTGCACTAATTGAAGAATTTGCTATAACCATTAAATCTGTCAATTCATCAGAATTAAGACTCGAACTTATTGTGTATGGAAATACGTCAGTCCCAGACGCTGTAATATTAAATGTTGCTGAAGTTATTTGTTGATTAACAGATGTACGATAAACAAAATCAGTATTAACAGAATCAATAGCTTTGATGAATCCTTTACCAATGGGATAAAACGCTTTGTTAAAACCTGCATCTTTAAGTACGGTTTTGCCGCCAACTAACACGGTGTCAGCAATTCCGGTTGATGTAGTCGATGTGATTGTTCTAATATCACCAAATACCGCAGTACTAGAAGTCATCTTAATATCAAATATGTATATTCTATATTCGGTATCAGATCTTTTTGTAACTGAGCGAATGCGCGCAGTACCAATGGTTACAGAACTCGCATTCTTTAGATTAACGGTTTCGAATAGAGTAAATTTAAAGTTACCGGTATAATTATTTACAGTAACATACGAACCATAGTTTGTGTTAACGTCTTGTCCGCTTACTGTTCGAAATGTAGTAGCATCTGGAATAGGAATACTAATTTCATTAGTCAGTTGAACGCGTTTACCATCTACATAAGCAACACCCGCTCCAATGTATGCCTTGAGCAGAGTTGTATTGGCGGTATCTTCTCTAACACTAATATTGAACCTAGACGATACATAATCGCCAGATTCTTCAGCTGTTCGAATTTCCATTTGTTTTTCGATTACGTTGTACTGAGTGTTAAGTTTTCTGCGAACAACTTTACCATTTGCATATTCTTGAATTGCAAAAAACGTTTTATCTGCTGTAGCTGCTGCAAGTGTTTTAACAATCAGTTTTGGTGTTAGTTTAAGTCTATCGGCTCCTGGAGCGTTTTCGTTATTAAATCCACTAGCATTATCTAAAAGACTTGAATCTTCATTACTATCAACTATGCTTTCAGCAGTTTGAAAACCGACAACTACGCCATCTGGTGAATTACTATATTTTGATACTATAGTTAGGTCTTTAACAAAATTAATAAAATGACCCTTTTGGTATATAACACCAGATCCACACCGAACACCATATCCGGTTCCAATTGCACTCGTGCCTTCAATACTTCCGGCAACTGTTAATAGATGGTTTGGGTTAGTGTAATTACCATTAACATCTTGTGAATATAGTTGGATACTTTCACTCGTGTTAAACACTCTGATATTAGTGTTTGATCCGCTTAAAACAGACTTAGTGTATTTAATGAATAGAGTATTAAGATCTGGGGTCTGCGATTCCAACCCATATTCAGTCGCAATGATTATACCTTCAATACCAGTCTGCGACCCAACGGCTTTCATACCAACATATGCATTTACATCTGTTGATGTTTCCGTTCCTGTTGGGGTGTATGCAATATCTAGGACTTTAACATATGATAGATTGTTTTCTTCAACAAAGTTGCCACCTCTAACAATAGTGCCTTCAACGAGGATGTTACTCCCAAATCGTTCTACCTGATTTTGCAAAATAGATTGAAGTTGAGTAAGTTCCCGCGCCTGTACTGCTACAGCAGGTTTAAACAATACCCGGTGATAGTTTTTTGATTCATCATAATCATCAAAATAGGGTGACTGATTGAAATTTGTAGTAAGACCCATGTGTTCTTGCCTTTATTAGAATTCAATGATTAATTTTATACGTTCTGTTTGGTCATAACTACGATCAATTGGTATGAAGTTTTCAACATATATAAATTCTCCACTTCTATCAACTAGTTTATTTGAACTCGAATCAATTGCTAAAAGGGAAGCAACTGCTTGAGAAGTTTGACCTCTAAAACTATTTATAGTATTTGTAGCAGTATCAGTTAAAAGAAATGTCCCATTTACATCTGTTAATGAAATATTAACAATAGTGCTATTAGCTTGGGCTACTTCGTGTACATTTCCAATTGCAACTGCAGCAAATGTGTTATCGTAATTAGTTACCGTAGCAGTAGCGCCAGAAGTGCTACCAGTGATTGCTGCGTTAGTAGTAAAATATCCATCGTAATTGGTTAGAGTTAATATATTGGCTGCGCGTGCTGTTATAATACCGCTAGAAATTCCAGTTTCAGTAGTTTGAATTACTATTTCACCATCGGTGAATAGATATGCGGTATCGTTTCCAGCAAGTGCTAATCTAATAACTGATGAAGAAAGAGTTTCCGTTAAACCAGATTGCACAACGATTTCGTCTTCTATGAATCCAGAATATGCTGACAATCCAAAGTCAATAATTTCGGTTGTAAATTTTGAACGTTGATCAAATGTTTCAAACGTACGATCAATCGCATTGATGTATTTTACGATTCCAGAAGTTGATCCAATAATTCCAGTAGTGCTATCACTAGTATTGGAAGTCGTAAAAAACCCATGGACATTTGTTAATACTACAGTGTTTGCGGACCTATCGAGAATTGTTGCACTGGCATTAGTTGAAGGTTGAGTTATCGTTTCACTGTCAACTAGATCGATCGTTGCCGTAGAGTTTAATGTTAAATTGGCCCGGTGAAACAGGGGGTCTTTAATAACTGAAATTTTTCGATAATTATTAACTGCTGGTATTGTAAGAGCTTCAGTGCCATGTAATTCTATTCCAATACCAATTCTTGACGCGTAAAGCTCATTTACAACATCAAAGCCATGCCCACCTGGAGGAGAAACAATTGGTCGTACTACAGCTGAGGTTGTTGCAACAGCTGATGTTGAGCCAGTACCACCTATCACTTGAACGTCAGCGTAAGAATATCCTTCACCCCGCTGAATTATAATAACATCAGATATTGAACCAGTTACTAGATCCACATCACATCTTGCTTTTGCCCCAGCGCCATCACCAGAAATTATCACCCGTGGAGCTATTGTAAAATCACTAGTACGATCAGGAACTGTCTCGAAGGGTGAGTCGATGACAATTTTTCTCTCACCACCAGAAGTAAAGTAGTCAACTATAGTTCGAATTTCGCCATCGCCGGGCCCAGACTTAATATAGATTGAACAGTTTTCATAGAACGTCGCATTAGCAGAAAGTGTCATATCAGAACTTTCGATCGAATAAATTAGAGGATCACCTCCAATAGCTGCTTCTTTGATGTTGCCAACTACATAGCTTTTATATTGTGATCCGCTATCTTCGATGATCATAATATCAATTGAACCCGGAATTGCGTTATTAATTACGTCTTGATTAGGATAAACCGGCACATATTCATTTGTAGCAAACTTCAAGTACTGAGCTGCCGTGATAGAATACATAAACTTCCATTCGTATCCATCTGCGGTTTTATAAAAATCATCTGCCGGAGTAATATCTGATCGTTTTGGTTGACTTGTTGAAGCTATTCCGCCATTATTGTTTAAGCATTTAAAAACATGGTAACTTCCAGCTTCTAGAGATACCACATAAAAGTTCTTTGTTTCTGGTAAGGTAAGTCTTGAATCATACATTTCATAAACAGTTCCAGCTACCCATGGAATGTTTCTGATCATATGGATAACGTCATTATTTGTGATGTGCTTACCAAATATTAATTCGTCATACAAAGAATAAAATGTACTTTGAAGATCTGTTTCTGGATTTGGCGGTAAAGCATCGTTTATGAATGGTAAACTACGATGCGCCCCAAGATAATATATGGTGTTTTCCGATTCACTAACAGATTCGATGAATTGTTTCGCGATGTGAGTCTTAAAATTGTTTGTAACTAATTTCATATGGTTTCCAAAGTGATTGAAGGATCTAAGTATTGGGTTAATCCCATGAGAGCTAATGCTTCAAGCCCTTCTAAATTACCGATTGCGGTAATTGTAGTTGTATTAGCTTGAGGAATTTGGCCTTCTCCTGTCCAGAAAATTAGGGATGCTTGGGCTCGCTCAGCGCCGGCGAGATTGATTTGATAGGGTTTAATGTCCCATACTGGACGAACTAGTTCTGTTTGTGCAACAGCAATCCACTCAAGCGAAGTATCAAAACTAGCTGCG